CCCTTCCTCTCTTTCCCCTGAAACCCCTATCTCTCTATCCCCCTATAATCCCCCTTTCTCTCCCACCCCACCACGTAAAAGGGCGCGCGCGAAAACGGAGAAGAAAAAAACTGTCGGAGAATCCGAACAAGAGCCCAAGGTCCAATGGGCGGAGTTTGTTTCCATGACCAATGCCGAGCACCAGAAGTTGCTTGACACTCATGGCCCCGCCGACACCGAGCGTTTGATCGAGATTCTGGACAACTACAAAGGGGCGACGGGGAAGACCTACAAGAGCGATTACAGAGCCATTCTGAACTGGGTGGTAACTCGGCTCCAGGACGAGAAGAAAAAGCGGGCAAAGGAGGATGATCCATTTGCAAGACTTCCCAACAAGGGCCCAATCATCGACAAACTCCCCTCCGCGACTGACGGATGCTGGGACGACGAGCCATTTTGATTTCTTCGCAGCACAGCGGAAACGGGCGGAACTTTTCAACGCTACCCCCGGGACGCTGAAAGGCTATCATTGCCCCGCGTGCCATGACCGGGGCGGGTACATGACAGTGGAGGAAAATGGGGCGCTGCGGTTTCAGCGATGCAAATGCCAGAGCATCCGTGACGCCATGGGGGCCATGGACCGCAGCGGAATCCCGCCGGATGCCTTGGCGGCTTGCACCTGGGAGAACTGGAAAACGCCGGAGAACTGGCAGAGGAGAGCACTTGCCATGGCGCAAGACTACGTACAGCAAATCGCGGCGGGAGATCCCTCCTGGTTCATCATCTGCGGGACCCCGGGCTGCGGGAAAACGACGTTATGCACCACCATTTTCCGGGCCATCGTTGAGGGCGGCAAACCCGGCCTGTATGTTTCGTGGCGGGAGTTTGCGCGAAGGGCCAAGGCGGTTGGAAATGACCGGGACGATTTCCGGGAAGAAACCGAACCCTTGAAAAATACGCCGCTACTCTATCTGGATGATTTCTGGAAGGGGGAAATTCGGCCGGCGGATGTTCACCTGGCATTCGAGCTGATTAACGCGCGATACATCAGCAAAAAGCCCACCATCCTTTCCAGCGAGAACACGCTGGAGGCGATTCTCCGGGGCGATGAAGCCATCGGCTCAAGGCTGTTTGAGATGGCAGGCGGATATTACATGGACTGTTCCAGAGCAAGGAACTGGCGGACAGCAAGGAGGCAGGCATGATTCACAAAGGCGAAATTTACATAACCGACCGATACCGAGGCGGAAAGAAGGACTATGGCAGACCGGTGCTGATCCTCTCTTCCGCCGAGAACAACCGGGAAACCGGATGCGTGGTGGCGGTGCCCTTGGTGTCCCGGGAACGCTACGCGGCGGCGTCCCATATCGCCGTGGAGAGTGTCCAAGGCCAAACCTATGTGGCGGTCCTGGAGCACGTCAAATCACTGCCGGAGCGCAGCTTGCAGCGCAGAAAGGACCATCTCTCCCGGCATGCTATGGCCCGGGTAGAGGGAACCCTCTGCCGCCTGTTGGAGCTTTGAGCCATGTGGGAGATCACCGTAAAGCTGCGGCCCATTCCGTCCAGCCTTGAGAATCCCGAAGGAACGCGGGAGGCGATTGCCTGTGACCTGGAGAAATACGGGACCGTACGTTATGTGGACATCAAAGACAGCGCATTCAAACCAGAACAGATAAAACTGGAGGAGACAACATGATTCTAACGGGCAATGAAATCAAACTCCAACGGGAGGCGGGCAACATCATCATCAGCGATTGGGAGGAATCTCGGTTGGGACCAAACAGCTACAACCTGCGGCTGTCCCCCGAGCTGATGGCCTACAAGGAGGCTGTCCTGGACCCGAAGCAGGACAACCGGACGGGGCGGCTGATGATCCCAGAGGAGGGCCTGGTGCTGCACCCTGGGCGGCTCTACCTGGCCAAAACCATGGAATATACCGAGACCCACAACCTGGTCCCCATGCTGGTGGGCCGGTCCTCCATTGGACGCCTGGGCATCTTTGTCCACGTGACCGCCGGGTTTGGCGATGTGGGTTTTTCTGGGAACTGGACCCTGGAACTGACCTGCGTGCAGCCGGTGCGGGTGTACCCCGGCATGGAGATTTGCCAGATTTATTATCAGACCACCACCGGCGAGATTTTAAGACAGTATCACGGAAAGTACCAGGGCAGCCGGGATGTGGTGGCCAGCCGGATCTATCAGGAATTGTCTGGTGGTGATTGAATATGGGAACGCATACAGAAGCAGATAGAGAATTTGAAAGGCGGCGTAGAAAGGTCAGACGGGAGAGCGGCCTATGCACTATCTGCGGAAGAGAAGACGCCTACACAATGGCTGGGAGAGCGATGTGTGAATATTGCAATCAAAAGTCAAGGCGTTGGAGCGAAAACAAAAGAAGCAAACCAGAATACGCAGAAAAAATGAGGGAAGAAAGCCGAAAGCGGTATGCAAAAATGGTCGAAGAAAACATTTGCCCGAATTGCTACAAGAAAAAACCTAATGACGGGCATTCCCTCTGTGAGCGGTGTCGCATAAAGCATAGGAACCGTGAGCGAGAAAAACGAAATCAAGAGGGTCAAAGGACTTGGGAAATGGCGCTGAGTGGAGAAACCTGTTTTTTCTGCAAGTCTCCCGATGTTGTGCCGGGGAAGAAATTATGCCAGGCTTGCATTGATAAGCGGGTAGCATATTTGCACGGAGGGAAGCAAGGTGAGAGAAAAAAAGAGCGAGATAAAAACCTGTCCGGTGTGCAAGACGAAATTCCTTGCGATCGCTAAAAACGAAATTTACTGCAGCAGAAAGTGTTATATCGCTAAGCGGTATGGGAAGCCAACGAAGAAGGAGGAAACTCTATGACCAGAAAAGAAATTCTCGCCGCTGCGGAGAAGTGCGTGTGTGGAGATCGGGAACAGGATCACGGAAGCCCAGAAAACAACTTCCGTTTGATTGCGGAATTTTGGCACACCTACCTCAGTGCGAAGTGTGTTGCCGCTGGGGTCCATGTGCAGTTAGAGCCAGAGGATGTGGCGGCCATGATGGCCTTGCTCAAGATTGCCCGGGCATCTGTAAACCCGGAGCACATTGATAGCTGGATTGATGGCGCGGGGTATATGGCTTGCGGCGGGGAATTGGCGACGCTGGGGGGAAAAGATTGAGTATTACAAAAGGAATGTTTACCAGCACAACGGATCTCTGGGAAACACCGCAAGCATTTTTTGACCAACTCAATGCAGAGTTTTGTTTTTCCCTGGACGCATGCGCTCTGCCGTGGAATGCGAAGTGTGAAAGATATTACACCCCAGAGCAAGACGGATTGTCTCAGCCCTGGACCGGTGTTGTATGGTGCAATCCTCCCTATGGACGGAAGATCGGGAAATGGGTCGAAAAAGCGGTTGCCAGCGTTTCAGAAGGTGCCACGGTTGTGATGCTGCTGCCAGCCAGGACGGACACGCAGTGGTTTCACCGGTACATCTATCACCAGGCAGAGATCCGGTTTGTGCCCGGCCGACTAAAATTTGGCGGCGCCAAATGGAATGCACCGTTTCCGTGCATGGTTGTGATATTTAGGCCGGGGAGGGAAGAACAGAGATGACGCAGGAGGGGATGGAGTGAGCCTAAAAGATTTGATTGCTGATGTGAACGTCAACGAGATTTGCGAACACATCGAAACCGAAACATTGTCAGAATGGGTAAACGCATGGCAGGAAGCCGCCCTCTCCGCCCTCCGCCCCGTCAGCCGGGAGTGCGGGAACAAGGCTGCAAAGAAGATCGTGCAGGAGGTACTGAAAAATGATTAAAGCGGAAGAATTAGCTAAGAAGATGCGAAAACAGCGTTGCCACCACTGCAAGGACGGGAGAAGCTTTGATGGACAATTTATTTTTTGCGGGAATAAAGGCCTCTTTTCCCTACATTTTTGTCCGGGATGCGGAGCGCCGCTTACTGAAAACGGGGAAGAAATTTTGGTGGGGAGATTGAATGAGGCGCTGGAAGATGGCAAGGGCGATTAAACCTTGCCCGTATTGTGGAGGAGAGGCCAAAGTCAGACGGGTTGGACGGTGGAGACTGCGATTCTCCGTTTTTTGCTCCCGCTGCGATAAATCAACTATACCTGGTTCGGCCTGGAAGCTCACAAAACGTGGGGCGATAAGAAAGTGGGACAGTAGGTGGTTGCCCTACGGGAAGGAGAAAACGGATGGGATGGATACGTAGAGAAACAGAAAAGGGTACAACTCAATATATCTGCCCGAATTGCCACGATTATCATGAGTTCCGAGAGGACTTCGGGGAGCAAACGTTCAACGAAAATTTTGTTTTCTGTCGCCGCTGCGGAGCAAGAAACGGAACAGGCACTGCGCCCACCCTCACCCCGCCGAACGAGTGGGTGAATCGAGTGAGAGAGCTTGACGAGCTGTACACAAAGCTCCAGATCGTAACAGGTTTTACAGCGGAGCAACTACTGGAAATTTTTGCTGCTGGGTATACGCTGGAAAAACCAGACTACTCAAAGAAATTTGCGGAAATGGAAAATCTGGCGGAAGCTGCCCAGCCGAACGAGCCGCTGACGATGGAGGAGCTGCGGGAGATGAAAGGCCAGCCTGTCTGGACGGTAACGACAGGACTTGATGGCTCTGGACGATGGGAACTTGTTTGCGACGTGGACTATGAAGATGTGCTCGAAATGGCAAGTTGTGTGGACGGGTTTTATGCCATCGAAATGGATACCTATGGGTCTACATGGACTGCCTACCGCCGCCCGCCGGAGGGAGAGGAGGAGACCTGATGGACTACGAAAAGCTGGTTGAGCAGATGAAATGGTGGGCAGAAGAATGTGACCGAACTAACTTTGGCTGTCAAGCAAAGAAAACACTGCAAGAGGCCGCCAACGCCCTCTCCATGCTCCAGGCCGAAAACGAGAAGCTGCGGGCCGAGCTGGAGCGGATGAAAGTCGAGAGAGATGCTTATCAAGTCTATTTTAAGGATTTGTCGTCAAAGCCTGATTGCAACACTTGCGAAAAAAGGAGTTGTGAATACAAACCAAGACCCGGAGCAATTGTCCGCGTAAATTGCCCGTTATACAGTGGCCCAGAGAAGGAGGATTGACAATGGATTGCATTATATGCGGAGCATGGTTCGGAAGCGCTGGATACTCAAAAATATGCTCAACTTGCGAACGCGCGATGAAACAACTTAGACTGGATATGTTGCCTGACCGCTTCTGCGAACTGGCCCAGGCGGACAGGGAGGGGCGGTGCGTGGTGATGCCGTGCCAACCTGGGGATAAAGTTTCATACAAGAGTAGCACAGGGTTTTGGTGCAATGCGGTTATTAAGGATTACACGCCTGAAAATATATTTATCACGGCGGAGACTGAAATCCCGAACGCAGAGCCGTTAAGTCATACATTCTCGATTTTGGAAATTGAGGCCGCACTACGGAGGGAGTGGGAATGAAGGAGTACATTGAGAGGGCGGTTGCCGTGCAGGAACTTGAAGTTTTGCGGCAGGAATATGAGATGCATGATGATTGCGATGAGCTGGTTGCAAGAAGGTGTCGGGACGCTCCATCTGCTGTCCCCGCCGCCGACGTTGCGGAGGTGGTACGCTGTAAAGATTGCCAATATTACCAGGATGCAAAAATCAACAAGAAGGGATTTCTGATTTACCCAGCGTCCGGAATGGAAATTACCGAAACGGACTATTGCTCTTATGGCGCTCGCATGGGCAAGCCAAGAATTTGCGAGGTGCTGGGGGTGGAGCCGGAAGAGAAGTTTGACGCTGGTTCATACAAGGATGCCTATATAGATTTGTATGGAACTATACGAACGAATATTGGTACGCTGATGAATGCTGACCGAGTGTGCGAGATTATCAACCATCCCGACCGCATCATCCGCAAGCCCCGCTGGACGGAGCAGGAAGTGGAGAGGGCAAAGGCGGTCAGGGCATTGTGGAATGGCGTGGACAAGCTTGAGAAATGCAATCTACATATCAAAGCTGTGGATGGAACTCATTTGGTCGCCACGATGAGCGTTGACCTTTTCCCCTCCCTCCGCCCCGGCGAAACCGTCAAGTTGGATGATATCATCGGAGGTGCAGAATGAGAGAAATCCTTTTCAAAGCTAAGCGGCTGGATAATGGCGAATGGGTGGAAGGGTACTACGTTGAAAGAGACAACAAATCTTGGATTTACCCGGCAGGCAATCAGGTAATCAGCAAGTCTTTAGCGAGAGAACTTCGCCCATTTCATAGCGCAAAAAGCACGCAGCGAATTATGAAGGAGGTGTTTCCTGTTGCCCCCTCCACGGTCTGCGAGTACACCGGAATGACCGATAAGAACGGAACGAAGATTTTTGAGGGGGATATCATCCATTGGACGAACTGGAACGGCGAACAAAAAGAAGCCCCTGTATGCTATGATCAAGAGTGGAATAGATTTTGTGTTTGGTTGAATGGCGCTGAAAGCATGGGCGTAAATATACATCTGTCAACGAGCGGAATTGAGGTCATCGGCTCCATCCACGACGGGGAGGGCTACGATGATGATTAAACTGCTTCTTTTTCTGGGCATCATCCTGTCTATTGTCAAAGCAAACGGATGGTTTATAGTCCCGATGCCTGTTTTGGTTTTCTGCTGGGTAGGAAGCTTCGTTTGCTGGATGATTTATTCGTATGCTCTTGGTGTAGGCGAAGGAGCCGCAAAAGAGATGAAAAAGAAAGTCCACGACGGGGAGGGCGGACAGCATGAGGGTAATGAATGAGAATCTTAGCGATTGACCCAGGGGACAAGCAGAGCGCATATTGCTTCATAGACAGCGAGGGTCTACGTCCGCTGCGGTTTGCCAAAGCAGAAAATGCCGAGGTCCTTTTGGTGCTCCAGTTGGAGAAGTATGATCTTGTGGTGATTGAGCGTTTGGCAAGCTATGGCATGCCGGTTGGACGCAATGTTTTTGAAACCTGCGAATGGGTCGGGAGATTCACGCAAGCAGCACAGAAGCCAGTGGACTACATATACCGCCAGGATGAAAAACTCCATCTCTGCCATGACAGCAGGGCCAAGGATGCCAATATCCGCCGCGCACTGATTGACCGATTTGCAACCCATGATCTAAAAAACGGGAAGGGAACGAAAAAGAACCCAGATTGGTTCTATGGGTTCTCTGCCGATGTATGGGCGGCGTATGCGGTTGGAATTACGTACACAGAGACAAAATTAAAATTGTAAACAAAGTGTTAAGATCGTCTAACAATTTGACCGAAATGGAGGGCTGCGATATAATTTAAGCAGGAAATGGTTTTATACATACGCAGGCAAAGAAAATTTATTTTCTTTGCCGCTATGTATAAAACAGAAGATTTTCTTCCTCCTTCGCCCGGCTCCGAGGCGGTCTCAATATCGGGCGTACCTCCTTTTTCTTTGGGAGCGCGATCCTTGTTCTCGCCTCCCTATCACCCGGCCAGAGCAGATTTTGGTGCAACTCCAAAACGGGTGACCATTCCCAGCTGGGGAAATTTGATGGAAGGAGATTGTGCTTCTATCGAATCGGCAAATTGCTTTGCGGCCGCAAAGTGAACCGAAGCACGTACCATTCGCCATTTCACTGAAACCTGCGGTTGGAGACGCAGACAATCTAAGTGAAGGTGCGTGCGGAAGTACAAACAGGCCTGCGGAAAGCCTGACAAAACCCGCAACATACCCCGCAAGGGGTATCTGGTCCGCTATCTCAAATGGTCAGAGCGCCCGGCTCATAACCGGGGACATCCTGGTTCGACTCCAGGGCGGACCACCAAAAATAGATTTTTATTGATGAGGTTAGTTATGGCTGCACGGTTGACAGATAAGCAGAAAAAGAAAATAGTGGCTGATTATCTGGAACTTGGCAGCTACAACGCAGTTGCCAAAAGAAATCATGTGTGTGGGGAAACTGCTCGGCGTGTCGTGGAGGCATCTGAAGATTTCGCAGAGAAACTTAGACAAAAAAAGGAAGAAAATACAGCCGATATCCTGGCCTACATGGAAAGTCGCAGGCAAGCAGTATGCGATATTATTGAGGTAGGACTTTCCGTTCTTCCAGAGAAGATTCAGAATGCGCGCAGCGCCGCAGAGGTTACGACAGCGCTTGGGACACTGATTGATAAATTCACAGCCTTTGGCGGTGGTCCTGGGAATGATGCCAAGGAAGATGGTTTGAGCCAGAGTTTGAGAGAACTGGCGGAAGGGTTGGAAAGCGATGATTAGTCCACAACAAAAGAAAATCCTTGCATTCCCATACTCCAAATATGATGCCATTATCTGTGACGGTGCAGTCCGATCGGGCAAAACCTCTATCATGATGTGGGCGTTTGTTCGCTGGGCCATGGAAAACTTCTCTGGTCAGCGGTTTGGTATTTGTGGGAAAACCGTTGATTCATGCTCAAAGAATATTATTGTCCCTTTCACAGCTATGACGCTGGCAAAAGAAAAGTATACCATGCGTTGGCGCCGGTCAGAGAAGATCCTTGAGGTGCGCCGGGGAACTACGACAAATTGGTTTGAGGTATTCGGCGGCAAGGATGAAAGCAGCGCGGCGCTCATTCAAGGGCGCACGCTGGCAGGTGTTCTATTGGATGAGGTTGCGCTTATGCCCCGTTCCTTCGTGGAACAAGCCCTGGCGCGTTGTTCTGTAGATGGAAACAAGAAATGGTTTTCCTGCAACCCAGAAAGCCCGCAGCATTGGTTTTATCTGGAATGGATTAAGAAGCATGATGAAAGAAATGCGCTGTACCTTCACTTTACCATGCGAGATAATCCAGGACTGACGGAAAAGGTCATTGAGCAGTATGAATCCATGTTCTCCGGTGTGTTTTATGATCGGTTCATTAGAGGGTTGTGGGTTGTGGCGGAGGGGCTGGTGTATCCTATGTTTGATGAGAGAAACATTACGGACGAGGTGCCGGAGAGTGGTGAGTATTATATGTCCTGTGACTATGGCACATTAAACCCATTTTCCGCTGGACTGTGGTGCTGGAATGGCAAGGTGGCTACGCGGGTGCGGGAATACTACTACTCGGGGCGGGATGAACGCAGTAACAAGACCGACGAGGAATATTATATTGAACTGGAAAAGCTGGCTGGTGATTTGCCAGTGAAGTCCGTTGTCATTGACCCGTCGGCAGCATCGTTTATTGAGGTCATCCGGCGGCACAAGAGGTTCAGGGTACAAAAGGCAGTCAATGATGTGATTCCGGGGATTGCTACTACGGCCCGATATATCCAAGACGGGACGATCAAGGTATATCGGAGCTGCAAAGACGCGATCCGGGAGTTCGGCTTGTATCGCTGGGATGAAAAATCCACGGAGGACAAGCCGATCAAGGAGAACGACCACGCCATGGATGATATACGTTACTTCACAATGACCATTCTTCGGCATAAGGTGCGCAAGGCGGGACAACAGCAATATATCCCACTGTGGGAGAGGTGATTTTTTGCTTACATATCAGGATTTACTTGCCGTGGGAAAAGATGAAAAAGCCCGGATGGATTTTATCCAGCAGGCGATCAATGAGCACAAAGGCAGCGAGGCCTATAAAATGGCGGTAGATGCTGAACTATACTTTAAGGGAGAGAATCCGACCATCAATCGCTACGAGAAAATTATATACGATATGCAGGGTCATGCTCATAGGGATATGTACACAGCAAACCACAAGATCGCAAGCAGCTTTTTTGGCCTTGATGTGCGGCAAGAGGTTTCCTATCTCTTGGGCAATGGTGTGACATTTCAGAATGATGCAACAAAGGACAAGTTGGGCAAGAAGTTTGACTTGGAAATAGTCAGAGCCGGGAAATATGCCCTGATTGCTGGCGTTTCATTTGGTTTTTGGAATCTCGATCATGTGGATGTGTTCAAACTGCGGGAGTTTGTTCCTCTTTACGATGAGGAAAATGGCGCACTCATGGCGGGCGTCCGGTTCTGGCGGTTAGCTGATGATAAGCCGCTCCGGGCTACACTGTACGAGGTGGATGGATACACGGACTACGTCCAGCGCAGCGGTGAAGATATGACAGTCAAAAAAGAGAAGCGGTTTTATATCCTGCATTTGCGTAGCACTGAGGCGGATGGGACGGAAATCTACGACGGCGAGAATTACCCGTCCTTCCCAATTGTGCCACTAAAAAATGGTGAAGATGCTCTCTCAGAATTGACCGGAAAGAGAAATACTGTGGATGCGCTCGACCTCTGTACCTCCAACATGGTCAACAATGTCGATGAAGGGAATCTGATCTATTGGGTGCTGACTAACTGCGGTGGTATGGAGGATATGGATGACGCAAAGTTCTTGGACAAAGTGCGCACGACGCATATCGTTCACGCCGGAGTTGAGGGGGACGAGGGAGCAACAGCCGAACCGCACACTATTGAAGCGCCGTTCAGCGGTACTGAGGCGACCATCGACATGCTCAAACGTAAGCTATACGAAGATTTCCAGGCGTTTGACAGCTCGGCGGTATCAGCTGGCAACCAAACGGCCACAGCCATTGCAGCCAGCTACACGCCTCTTGATCTCAAGGTAGATGACTTTGAGGCCAGCGTAACAGAATTTATTCTTGGGATTCTGGCCTTGGCGGGCATTGACGATGAACCATCCTACACTCGTAGCCGCATCATTAACCGGGCCGAAGAGACGCAGACCATCCTCATGGGCGCGGAGTATTACGACGACGAATATATTACAAAAAAGCTGCTGACCATCAACGGCGACGCTGACCAATACGACGCGCTGATGGAGCGCAAGGCGGCGGAGGAAGCAGAGTGGGTGGAGGATGAGCCGGAAGAGGGCTTACCACCGCAGGAGGAAATGGAAAATGGAGAAGAACAGCCTTTGTGATTTATTCAAAATTATCATGGTGGCGCTTGCCTGTCCGCTCTTATTACCAGTGGTGACAGAAGATGCCGACGCCTGATGAAGCCCATCGTCTGACCGAAAAGGAACTGGCCGCGCTGGAAAAGCGTATTGCCAAAGTCTACCGAGAGGCGCGGGACGAGCTTTCCGACGCTATCAAAATTTACTTTGAGCGGTTCCGTGAGCGGGACGAGGAAATGAAAGCCTTGATTGGTACGGAGATCAACGGCAAGGTCTGGACGGAGCAGGACTACAAGCAATGGCGGCTCAACCAGATCGGACGGGGAGAACGGTATCAAGACCTGCGGGAAAAAATCGCTGAGCGTATGACTAAGGCTAATGAGGTAGCGATTGCCTATGTGAACGATGCAACATCTGGCATCTATTCCCTTAACCGCAACTATGCCGCTTACACCATTGAGAGAGTGGCTGGGAATGTGGGATTTACCCTGTGGGATGAATCCACCGTGCGGCGGCTCATTGTGGAAGAGCCTGACTTGATGCCGTATTACCCAAAGAAAAAAGCCCTCAATCGGGGCATTGACCTCAAGTGGGGCAAAAAGCAGGTTACAAAGTCCGTCACCAGTGGGCTTTTGCAGGGCAAGGGCGTGGGGAAGATTGCCACCGACCTGCAAGCCCGTGTGACTGAAATGAACCGGGCCAGCGCCGTGAGAGCGGCGAGAACGGCTATCACGAGCGCCCAGAACGGTGGGAGGATGGACAGTTATAAGGCCGCCTCCGATATAGGCATTAAGGTTAGAAAACGCTGGGTCGCAATCAAGGACGGGCGCACCCGACACGCTCACCAAAAACTTGACGGACAGACAGTGGATTGGGACGAGCCGTTTACCTCCGAACTGGGGAAGATACGCTATCCAGGCGATCCACGGGCCAAGCCTGCAAACGTCTATAATTGCCGTTGCACCATGCGGACGGTAGAAACGCCGGGCATTGAGGCTGAACCGCGAAAAATGCGTGTGCGTGACCCGAAAACCGGACGAAATGTAGTTGTTGAAGAAATGACCTATGAGCAATGGGAGAGGTGGGTGAAAAGCCGTGGCTAAAGATTTGGGTGGTGTGGTGTTCAACGATTATAGCGCCGATGTGTTGGAGGCTATGCACGATGCTGTTGTACAGGCATTGGAGCGGTGCGGGGAACAGGCGGAAGGATATGCCAAAGACCTGGCTCCTGTTGACACTGGCAACCTTCGCAACAGCATCACCCATCAAGTGGACGATGGTGAAAGCGCTGTTTACATCGGAAGTAACGTAGAGTATGCCACTTATGTGGAGCTGGGCACCGGCAAATACGCCGAGGGTGGCCGCCCCACACCGTGGGTCTATCAGGACGCCGAGGGCAACTGGCACTGGACAGCAGGTAACCCGGCGCAGCCGTTTTTGAAACCGGCGGTGGCTGACCACGCCCAAACCTACCGGAATATTATTGAGGATGAGATGAAGAATGGATGAAAAAACAATTAAAAAAATAAATTCCGCTTTGTACAACAAAGAATGCGTTGAATTTAGACCTGTCAAGGATGGAATAAGAATTGTTCGGGTTAGGCGAGAAGTAATTGGAACAATAAAAGAAGATTTGATTGATTTTACAAAAGAAAAATGATAAAATAAATACATAGCAATTGAATATTGTTCCTGTCTATAAGCGTTTAGGCAGAAGGGCTAAGTGGAGCTGATTTGCAAGAATTTCTTGTAAATTGGCTCCTTTTTCTTTTTGGTAAACACCGCAGAGGACAGCGGTTTTTATATCACAGTCGCCCCCGAAGCACTGGGGCCGAAGAAAAGGAGACTGATTATGGCACTCACCAGACGCGCCCTCAAGGCTATGGGCATTGAGGACGAGAAAATCGACGAGATCATCAATATGCACACCGAAACCGTGGAGGGCCTGAAAGCCGATGTGGCAAAGTATAAGGCCGATGCGGGAACACTGCCCGAGGTACAGCGGCAGCTCGAAAAAGCGCAGAATGACCTTGAGGCTGGAAAGAAGGACAGTTGGAAGGTTAAATACGAGGCCATCAAAGAGGAATTTGAGGGCTACAAGAGCGAACAGGCCAAGAAGGAGACCCGCGCCGCCAAGGAAAAGGCATACCGGGAACTTCTGAAACAAGCCGGGGTGAGCGACAAACGCCTTGATGCCGTGCTTCGTGTGTCTGATGTGGACCGCGTGGAGCTGGATGACAAGGGTGCTGTCAAGGATGCGGACAAGCTCACAGAAAGCATCAAAAGTGAATGGTCGGATTTCATCCAAACCACAACAACCCAGGGAGCACAGACTGCTGCACCTCCTGTAAATAGCGGCGGGAGTGCAATGACCAAGGCGGACATTTACAAAAAGGATGATCATGGCCGGTATATCATGTCTGCCGCAGAGCGTCAAAAGGCGCTCATGGAAAACCAAATTACATGAAAGGACTGAATTAAATGGCTGCTACGAAAGTTGAAAGCTTGACTAATCCGAGGGATTCTCTCCCCAATACCTATACCAGCGTTACCGCCCGCGAGGTGGACTTTGTTACCCGGTTTAACGATAACTGGGATGCGCTTCGCACCATTCTGGGCATCATGCGGCCCATCCGAAAGACCCCTGGCACGCAGCTAATCTCTTACACGGCTGACGTTACGTTGGAGGATGGTGACGTTGACCCCGGTAATGTGATCCCGTACAGCAAGGCCACCATTACTCAGGCGACAAAGGCTGACTTGGCCATCAAGAAGTATGCCAAGGCAGTCCCCATCGAGGACGTGGACAAGTATGGTACGGAAATTGCCGTGGAAAAGAGCGACGACGCTTTCCTGACCAAATTGCAAAACGTGGTGCTGGGTGATTTCTACACCTTCCTGAACACTGGTTCTTTGACGGGAACCGCCACCACTTGGCAGGCCGCACTTGCAAAGGCCCAAGGCGAGGTGCTGAATAAATTCGCAGGCATGGCAAAGGACGTGACCTCTGTCGTCGGGTTTGCGAATATCCTGGATGCTTACGATTACCTGGGCGCGGCGGACATCACTGTGCAGACCCAGTTTGGCATCAACTACGTCAAGGACTTCATGGGATATTCCACCCTGTTCCTGCTTCCCGCTACCGTTTCTGGTAATACCGCCATTGCGCGGAACACTGTAATCGCTACTCCCGTTGAAAACATTGATCTTTATTATGCAGATCCTGGTGACAACGAATTTGCGCGGCTCGGGCTGAATTACACCGTGCAGGGTGAAACCAACCTGATCGGATTCCATGCTCAGGGGAACTACAGCACCGCTGTTGGCGAGAGCTACGCCATTATGGGCATGAAACTGTGGGCTGAGTATTTGGATGGCATTGCCAAAATTACTGTATCGCCGGGGGGTTAATTGGGTCTGACATCTTAACGCTATTCCCCAGCAGTCAGACCCTATTGGGGAAACAGGTTTCTGATTTAGTCGGTGATGATCTGGCGGTAAAGGCTGACGGATCTGTGATTGGAACATTTCATTATGTTTCTGATTATACGGAGTTCAGCAGCGAGCCGGACGAGCAGAGCGGGTATTATTTCCCGTTCCATCTGACCAAGACAGGAACCAAAATGACCTTCAAGAAAAACGGTTCTCCCACAAAGGAAAACATCCCGTTTGACGCAGATATTGTCTTTCGGGTGGCCAAGGATGACACCTTCGAGATGCTTGTTGATGATTCCAGCGTGGTGAAATTTACCTTTACAGGGGCAACGTTTGAACCGCAAGCCAAAACGAAAGCCCGGGCAAAGCAATAAAAGGAGGGCGGCGTGATGCTGGAGCAAGTTTTGCAACACCTGAACAACTGGTTTTTGGTGCCTGATGGCATTCACTCCGGAGAGTTCACCGTGCAGGACGGCGGCATTACGCTGCCCTTCCTGCAAACAGGGCAGTATTTCCGGGTGGTGGGGTCTGTCTTTAATGATGGCCTCCACCAATACCCGGCAAAGGACATGACCGAGGAAACATTTGATGGCGCTGTGTGGGCGCTGGCGGTGCCGAAATCGGTCATCTCTCTTGCAGATGAAATTGCTGCCTGGGACGAGAAAAATGGCGTCCCTGGCCCATATACCAGTGAGAGTTTTGGTGGTTATTCGTATAGCAAAGCTACCAATACAAGTGGCGTGGCTGTGGGATGGCAGGATGTTTTTAAGGGCCGCCTGAATACTTGGCGGAGAATAGGAGGTATTATATGAGCATACTGGATGAGTTCGCCCGATCTTGTGTACTAATGGAGAAAAAGCGTGTACCGGGCAATGAAGGCGGCTGGACTACCACCTGGGAGGAAGGGGCGGAGTTCGTCAACCACCCCTACCTGGATACCTCCATGGAGGCCCGCAGAGCGGAAAAAGAGGGCGTGACAAGCATCTATTCCGTCCTGGTTGACCGGGACTTTCCGCTGGAATACAACGACTACTTCAAGGATAAGACCACGGGCAAGACCTACCGAGTGACCTCTAATCCAGAGGAAACGGAGGCGCCGAAAAGCGCCAGTTTTGCCCTGAAATACTGCACAGCGGAACGAAAGGAACTGCCTGAATGACCTTTACAAAAATCGGAGAAGCGTTAGACAAAATCAGCGTTTTAGGTACGGACTACACTGTTCACTTTATTCCAGAGGGAGAAGAGACACGCTTAAAAGATTGCGACGGATTTTGTGACGAAACCACAAAAGAAATTGTTGTCGAAAACTATAAACGCGGGGAGATGGGCAGCAAAGGCAATTTGGAACTGCAAGAGCAAAAGAATCTCCGCCACGAAATTATCCATGCTTTTCTTTTTGAAAGTGGGTTGGCTGAAAACAGCGAATGGGCACAGAACGAGGAAATGGTGGATTGGATTGCAAAACAAGGCCCAAAGTTGATTAAAGCATGGCAGGAGGCCGGAGCTTTATGACTAAAGAGGCGGCGCTTCATAGTTTTTTTAACTCGTTCAACATACCGGGCTATCCCTCTTCCGCTGTGCCTGAGGACGCCGTATTTCCCTGGTTGACCTATGACCTGACCACCAGCGCATGGGATGGCGGGGAGGTAGGGCTGACGGTAAACCTCTGGTATCACACCACGGACGAGGCCATTCCCAACGCCAAAGCAAGGGAACTTTCTCAGCGCATCGGCTATGGAGGTGTACAAATCCCCTGTGATGGTGGGTTTATCTGGATCAAGCGTGGGTCACCTTGGTGTCAGAGTCTTACATACCAGGAAGATCCAGCTATTAAGAGAAGATACATAAATATAACTGCGGAATATTTCACACTAAATTAAGGGAGTGAACTATATATGAAATTTACACGTATTCCGGAAACTACATTTCAGAAGTTACAGCTGAATGCTGGAATTTTGCTGTCTGATTTTACCCCAGGGACTGGAACTATGGAAGAAGAGGATATTCTTGGAGCAACGTCTGGCGGGGTAAATTTTGTTGCAACGCCAGAATTCTCTGACTTTGGAGAGGATATTGATAATGCCCCGGTCAATGTTCTTGAATTAAAGCGTCTTGATAGCTGGGAGGTTACCATGTCCGGTACGTTCGTGACCGTTGATGTAAACCTTGCAAAAACGTTGGTTGGGATTGCGGATATTGACACATCGGACAAAACCCTTGTTAAACCACGCAATGATCTTTTAACGACTGATTTCAAAGACATTTGGTGGGTGGGAGATTACTCAGACAAGACGGGGGCAACAAATGGTGGGTTTGTCGCAATTCATATGTTGAACGGCCTGTCCACAGGGGGATTCCAGCTGCAAAGCGGAAACAAAGAAAAGGGACAATTTGAGTTTGAATTTACAGGGCATTACTCCCTTGCGGAACAAAGCAGAGTGCCTTTTGAGGTTTATATTAAGGCTGGGACAGCGGAAGCGGGTGAGTCTTGATGAAAATTTCTGAACTTTCCACAGATCGGGCATTGGACGTCCTGTGCGAACTGACTCCTTACGTTGCAAACATTACAGGGGACAAGGCACTGCTGGACGAATTGGGTAAGAAATTTGATACAAAAGGAAAGAGTGTCGCAGAAATGTACACATTTGCGGCGCAAAAGTGTGCGGCATTGGCGCCGGTTTTACTGAAAGCGCATCGAGCGGATATTTTCGGAGTTCTGGCTGTACTGAATGAAACTTCGGCAGAGGAAATTGGGAAACAGAACGTAGGAACAACGATCAAACAGATTAGAGAGTTGTTTCAAGATCGGGAGCTCCTGATTTTTTTCAAATCGTGGCAGCAGGAGGAAGAGACAAAATAATTCTATCTCTGCTGTCAGTACCCAAAATGAGCGGGAGTTCTTATATTTCTGTCCTTCCAACACTAATAAAAAATACGATCAAAAAAGAACTATACGATATTTATATCACAGATTCTTTGCGTGTAATTGGGGAAAATACAGCCAAGTATGCGGGGGGAAGCTATATCAAGAAACGATGGATTTCATTTATCGAGGACAATCCCCAAAAAGAGCAAACGGGAGAAGAAATTGTTGCGCAAGTGATTGAAAAAACCGGATTGAGACTTATTTCCTCTACATAAGTGGTTGTGGAGAAGGGCTAAGCGGTGCCATTTCAGATGGGAGGTGGCACCGATTAACCTATTTGATCTTTACGCAAAGATATCACTGGACACAAAAGAGTATAAAAAAGCAGTTAGCGATGCAACAAAAGAAAGTCGGGGATTGAGCGAAAAGTTTCAAGAGGTCGCAAAAAGTTCCGAGACGACAAAAAACAAAATAAAGCTGTTGGCAAGTCAATATTCAGCCGCGAAAGCAGATGTAGAGAAATTAACAGATGCATTTAATAAATCTGCGAAAGAAAATGGGTACGCGTCGGAAGAAACAGAAAACCTTGCCCAAGAACTAAGTGCGGCGGAAGAAAAGGCTGCGGCACTAAAATCAGAATTAGATGATTTATCGAACGAGGCTCGCGGGGCCGGAGATTCAGCCTCCAAAATGTCTGACGGTTTTACTGTCGCAAAAGGTGTCCTTGCGGACCTTATTTCAAACGGTATTCAAAAAGCGGTTGCTGCCTTTAGTGGTTTAGTTTCTGCAATTTGGAATTTAGATCAAACGACGGAAGAATATCGGATTGCGCAAGGCAAGTTAAATACTGCCTTTGACGCTGCGGGGATGAGCGCTGGGGCAGCGCAGCAGGCTTACAGTGCGTTTTATGGTATTCTCGGCGACACTGACACAGCGACGGAAGCCTCTCAGCTTCTGGCAAAGCTGGCTCGAAGTGAGCAGGATATTGCTACCTGGACTGATATTGCAGCGGGAGTTTTTGGGACCTTCGGCGACTCTCTTCCCATTGAAGGTCTGATTGAATCTGCGAACGAGACAGCAAAAGTAGGCCAAGTAACGGGGTCTCTGGCTGATGCCCTTAATTGGGCAGGAATCAGCGAAGATGATTTCAATAAAAAATTGGCGGCTTGCACCACAGAGAGCGAGCGGAATCGACTCATTATGGATACCCTTGCGGGCACCTATGATGAAGCCAGTGACGCATTTTATCGAAACAATGACGCGTTGGTACAATCCAGGTCTGCACAGCAGCAAGTGCAAGATGCAATGGCACAGATTGGAGGCGCGGTCTCTCAGGTTAAAACGGCGCTTTTAACAGAATTTGCACCGGCCTTGGCGGCGGTTGCCCCCCAGATTGCAAACTTTATTTCTGGGATTGATATTTCTTCTCTGGTCAATGGGTTCTCTCAGTTTGTGGGATTTTTTGTGAATAACGGCCCCACAATCATTTCTGCGGTTGCGGGAATTGGCGCGGCATTTGCTACTTGGAAAGTGACCTCCTTGATCTCTGGGATTGTTTCCTCTCTCACCAGCTTGTTTGTCCCGGCGACGGTTGCGGCGACAACAGCACAACAAGGGTTAAATGTGGCAATGAAAGCCAACCCAATTGGCGCGATCATTACATTGGTGGTTTCTCTTGTTACCGCGATTGTTACCCTGTGGACAACGAATGAAGGGTTCCGAGATGCCGTTGGCGCAATTTGGGAAGCAATTAAAGGATTTTTCCTTTCGGCCAAAGACGCTATCGTAGCTGCGTGGAGTACGGTGAAGGACTTCTTTTCCGGTGTATGGGAAGGAATCAAAGGTGCCTTTTCCGCCGTTAAGGAATTTTTCAGTGAAAGATTCCAGCAGGCGAGGCAGGCGTCAGAGGCGGCCTGGGATGGAATTTCCAGTTTCTTTTCTTCCGTATGGGAAGGGATTAAAGGTGTTTTCTCTGCGGTTCGAGATTTCTTTAGTGAAAAATTCCAGTCTGCAAAAGAAGCTGCTCAGTCTGCTTGGGATGGAATTACAAGTTTCTTTAGCGGCGTTTGGGAAGACATAAAAGGCGTTTTTTCGAATGCGTTCAATGCGTTTTTAGACATTGGAAGCGCCATTGTGAATGGGATTAAAAACGGAATATCAAGAGGATGGAGTGCTTTAACCGGTTGGGTAAGTGATAAAGCAAAAAGTTTGCTGAATGCAGCTAAGAGTGCCCTTGGGATAAACAGTCCTTCCAGAGCGTTTCGAGATGTTGTGGGTATGATGATCCCAGCGGGCATTGCGGTTGGAGTTGACAAGGGGATGCCATCTGCGCTTGATGCTATGTCAAACATGGCAAATCGGCTTTTAGAAGCGGGAAGTGTTGAGGTCCCGGAACCGGCTATCAGAGATGTAAACGCACTTGATATGGCGAGAGTTAGTTTTTCTGACTCTGGTATTGGAAGATCCTCTGCGGGGATAATCAATGGAATCTCTTCCGCAGTGCAAAATTCAGGACAGAATGGGCCGATTACACTCAATCTTGTTCTCCCGGATGGGACGAAGCTGGCGACATATCTGTTTGACCCCTTGACAAAGTATGCAAAAGCAAACGGAACTCCCATTCTGAACCCGACGTGAGGAAGGTTATGACACAACTTATTTTAGATACAACTGGATACAACATGATCTTGCCAGAAAGTATAAAGGGCGGCTATGTGGTGGAAGAACAGGCGTTGTCTGTTGATGTGGAAATGATTACGGGTCGGATCGTTCGGCAACTGAGAGGAAATGCCTGGCATATTACATACCAGTATGGTTTTTTTGATGATGATACGAAAAATAAATTGATTTCAGTGTGCCGAAAAGGGAAAGAACAAGCAATTACGTGCGGATTTTTGCCTCCGGATTCCTCTGGAACACTCCTTTATTCGAACTTTCTTGTCATGGCCTTTACGTACCCTAAATTCATGTGGAGTCAGATGCTTCCAGGAGAAAATGGGGATACCGCAAGGCCTCTTTGGGGGGATTTTTCCCTGGAGTTACGAGAGGTGAGGCCGCATGATTGACAGCTCTTCTGCCTATAAATTGGCGGTTTATGGGGATACCAGGCGCGTTGTCCTTCGGGCTGTGATTGATATCAGCAGCCCGGATATTGTATTTGGCGTCGTGAACTCGGATGGAGAGGACGATTTCAGCGTCCCAGGGCAGGTTTATGACCATGTATTTGAGATTGTTCCTTATGCAACATTGGAACGGAATCGGTTTATTTTGAACGGTGAATTCAATCTTTTCCCAAGGGCAGAGGTCGACCAGGTCGGGTTTATTGGAGCGTCTTTGTCCAAGGAAGACGGAACATTTTCTTCCCCGGTTTATGTGGAAGAGACATTTTCCAATGTATTAATTTTGCAGGCATGTTCTGTCGTTTTCCCCACCGCAGTATGGGACGGATATCCCGTTGACTTTAAGATTGAAGTGAAACAGGGAGGCACAGCATATTTTGTAAAAGAATTTAAGGGGAATGCAAAGCGGGAAATTAATGTGGATGGGTTTACAGTAAATAATCCAGACGCCATTCGGGTTACTGTTACGAAGTGGTCTCTGCCATATAGAAGACTGCGGGTTGTTGAGATCATCCCCGGCATCTACGAGGAATGGGATGGCAATATAATCGCGGAATTTAGCTTGAAACACCAGGGGGATATTTCTTGCTTATCCCTTCCGTATGGAACATGTACGATCAAGATGGATAATTTAGACCGGCGATTTGAACCAAGGAATAAAGCGGGTGTTTTTAAGTCGATTGAAGAACGACAGGCCATAGACGTTTTTATGGGAATTCGTCTCCCAGACGGGACGGACGAGTATAAGAGCGTCGGGATGTTTTATCAGTATTCTGGAGGATGGAAGACCAGCGATAACGGATTGACCATGCAATGGGACTTGGTAGACATCATTGGCCTTCTGCAATCCAGAGAATTTATTGTTCCAGAATCCTTGCCAGAGACGTTGGAAGGATGGGTTGCTGCTATCGTGGCGCAACTTGGAGTGAACTTTGAAAACCGATATACAGTGGACGCCAATTATGCGGATACCGCGTTGATCGTTTCAAATGCGGAAGATGTTTCTGGTGTAACCTGTGGAGACCTCCTTTTATGGGTATGTATGGCCTCTGCCACTTGGCCAAGAGCAGACGCAGAAACAGGGAAACTTGCTGTCGAACCTCTATGGAATCAAGGGGATAAGATTACGTTGGAAAATTTGATTTCCTATCCCACAATGAAAGCAAATCCCGATGTTGCTGCGATCATTTTCACCTTAAATGACGGGAACGACACAAAATATGTTATTTCCGGCAATTCAACCTCATCAAGTGAGACAAAGTCCGTAGACAACCCCTTTATCAAAACAAAGGAGCAGGCGCTTGCCGCTGCGCGTCTTATGTTGTCTACCTTTGGCGGAAACCAATATGAAATTTCAAACTGTGGGAATCCGGCGTCCGAAGTTGGAGACGTTGATACAATTTGGCTGGATGAATCCAATGCCACGACGGCGCGTCGGATCCAGCAGGACCTCTCCTTTTCGAGTGGGGTGCTATCTAATTGCACAAGCGTTTTGCTCCAGGCAGACGGTGCGTTTCTTTTCCAGAACCGGGAAATCATCACTTCGTCAGGGACATGGACAGCGCCGGACGGAGTTCTAAAATTACGTGCCATCCTTGTAAATGGTGGGTCTGGTGGAGGAACCGGGAGCGATGGTTCCTGGGATGAAGCCGGTACAGATGGAACAGACGGACAGGGTGGCCTTGTTTGGGCAGAAACAATCACAATTAACCCCAATCAGGTGTTCAATGTGGAGATTGGTCGAGGTGGCGCTCCTGGAGAATCTGGTGGGATAACAAAATTCGGCTCATATTCTGCCGCAGATGGACAAAATTTTGACCCTAACTATACAGACATTGCGTCGGGGGATGCCTTTGCAAGAGACGGGGTTCAACTTCCGACTGCAAATACAGGAGACGGTGGAAAAGGTGGCGCCGGGGGCGTGAAAGGGAATAGACGTGAAGAGAGCGGCACAGATGAGGAAGGTAATTCCTGGAGCAGGACTGTGATCGACAACTATCCCGGAGAAGGAGAAGAAGGTGTGTCTGGAGCTTCCGGGTGCGTCATTTTATATTGGGATATACAGTAGATGAATGGACTTTTTGGCCGGTATCTGGGGGGTGATCTAAATGGCAGAAGAGTGGTCTCCTATTGTGATCTCAGCGACGTTCACGCCAGTGACTGCAAATGTCGGGGATTCTGTATTGCTCCAAGTGATCGTACTTGATGTGCAGACGATAGAGCAAGAAGAGATCAGAGTGTCGGGTGAGTTTCAGAGTGGGGAGGTGTAATTCATGTCGATAACTACGGTAAAAGCGACGTTTGATGGACAGGAATACACTCTTACATTTAATGAAACGACAAGGAAATATGAGACTGTCATTGTTCCGGCCAAAACCTCCCACAATGAAGAAGGGGGATATTTCAACACAGAAATAACCGCGACGAACGACAAGGGAGTTTCCACCACAACGGATGGGACGAATATCCCTGGGCTTCGGTTGACGGTGCAAGAGGAAGTCCCCCCGACTATTCAGCTATTATCTCCGGCAGAAGGGATATTGACAACCAATGTTCCGACCTTTGTTGTAGAAGCATTTGACGAGGAGAACGGCTCCGGGATTGATCCATCCTCTCTGTCTATGCTGATTGATGGGGTCGAGGGAGATATTTCCACGCAGGCCACGGAGAAAGGTTATCAGTTCACCTATACTCCACGAAATGAACTGAGCGAAGGGAATCATAGCTTGACCGCCTCCATCCAGGACAACGACGGGAATCAAGTCAGTTTATCTTCGGTTTACATTGTAGATACGGTCCCTCCTGAGCTGACTGTGCATGAGTACAGGCAAATCGTTGACGATGAATCTATTACGGTGGAAGGGGTAACAAAGGATGTGACGACATCTCCTGTCACCTTGCTTGTGGGAGGGGAGGAAGCGGCTATTGATGAACACGGACAGTTCTCACATACGGTGCCGCTTCGCGTGGGGGAGAACTACATCACTGTTACCGCAACGGACAAAGCAGGTCTGTCCTCTTCTTTTCGGCTTTATGTCATACGGCTCATTACAGACCGTAGCCAGGCGGACATTGAGGAACTTCTTACGATTTTATCCAAAGAAGATCAGACAGAAGAAGAACTAATTCAGCTTGCACAGACAAGCTACAAGGGAGCATATAACGAAACTGATATAAACCGGGTTACAACGGCTGCCGAGTTCCTTTCAGATAGTTTGTCTTCCCGTGGGTATGTAAACCCGTATGTTCCAGTCAACCCAGGGCCAGGCAGAGATTATTGGGTAAAAGAGGACAAGCCAACATTAGAGCAGTCTAAGGGATATGTTTCTAATGTTAAACGGATTCGAGAGACTTTCCCCTTTGTACCTGATCTTCCAGAAGCCCCATCTGATATGCAGAGTTTCACCTTCCAGGAAGCGAACAATTTGGAAAAGATCCTTGTCCAAGTAGAATCCATGTTCCAATGGATGGATAAATCCTATCTCATGGCGGGAGAGGCCATGTGCGGAGAATTTTAAGAAAGGGTGTGTTTTAGTGCAAGACGCCATTATGAAAGGGAGCGGGAATTCACGATACCTAAAGACAGTAGGGGAAGCCTTGTCCCTCTATCCAACCTATGAGGATTTTATGCAGGCCATGGTTGCAGGGATATTTCCAGTAGACTTCAATGGGATTAATAAAGACGGTTGGACCCAGCTGGGAACCCTTCTAAACAAAGCAAACCTTCTCTCAGATACGGTGATCTCCACGCTGGGTCTTTCCACAGGAGTGAATTCAACCCCTAACGATGCGTTCAATGTCCTTGCAAATATCGGCAACGTCCATGTGTGGAGGAAGACGGTTAAAACGGATGAAAAAATACCTGCGACATATTCTCTTGGGCCTGAAGAAGGAAAAGCAGCATTAACTTATCCCCAAACCCCGTCGACGCAAGCGTCATTTCATTACGGAAAAACAATTACAGTCGACGACAATGGAACAATAACTATAAATGGGGAACAAACTCTCAGTCTTAATTCAGACGATTCTTCTGTACAAAAAGGAAATAATCTAAAGGGTAACTTTTTTTATTGCGATCCTTCTTCCACTATTGGTGGTGAAAATGAATTTGAGACAGGCCCAGGAAATGTTTATTTCATTCCTTCCGATGCCACTATAAGTAGAGAACCAGATACCTATTTGGGTGGAGTAATTTATACCAGCAAATACCAAGAGGTACGTGCAGTCCCTGCCGTTCCCCCTGGCACCCACGTCACCTACCTAACCTCTGTCAACCGCAACGCCTACCAGGAGGGAGACGATGCGAAAGAGGCGGGATATGCGTTGGGGAGAATAGTCAAAGTCACTTTAGGAATGTCCAACACTAATGATGGTACTGGAGTTGACTGGAGATATTCTGACAGTGTTGTAGTAAATTCCGATGGAGTTGTATCTCTTGGAGGGAACCCTACTCAGCTAATCCTTGCAAGCTGGGATACCCCAGACGTGTGCGACGTCCTTAAAGGTAAATTTGCTTGTCCAGTTACCACTGGAAGCCGTTTTTCAACGAATGAAGTTGTCTTTTTCCCGAACGATACTGTATTCTCGAAGTCCAGTGTATCAGGAGGGCATGTAGCAATCAATGCAGAACAATATCAAATTGTCACCGGCTCCCCCGCCATCCCCGCAGGCACCACCATTGAGTATCTGGGGGTGTTGGGGGACCCAGGGAAACAAATTGTTTTCGGCGAATTTATCGGTGATAACACCGCTGGACGGGAAATAAAGTTAGGGTTCAAACCATCTATGGTTGTACTTATTCCACATAGCTATATAAACCTGCGCATTGATCTTGGTACTACCGATACCCCATTTTGGTGCATGGTACCTGGTTGCGACTATGAGACGAGCGCATACCCATTATCCGAGGAATATATGTATATTACAGAAAAAGGGTTTATTGTTTCATATGATAGCGATGCCAGTGAAATCTATTGGAATCAACAATATAAATCATATTACTACCTTGCTCTGGAGTGATTAAAATGAGTACGATTGTTAACATTGAAACGAAAAGTCTTGAGGCCCAGAGCCACCGCAGATATCCTGAAAACTGGAATGGCAACGGATGGATTCCTGTTCCTCCTCATCTTGAGAGCACTGTATTGTCGTGCTGCCCGTACTGTAACCTGGAGATCGAAGAAGGAATATTGGTTGGTATTACACCGACTGAAAGGCCTCCAAAACCCGAACCGGAAGAGCCGAAGAAGACCCTGGAGGAGAGAGTAACTGAAATGGAACGAGCGATTGAACGGGGGCTTATGCTGTGAGTGATACAAACAAACTGTATGAGGCGCTGGCATCTGCAATCTATATGAGCCGACTGGTGGCGAGGGGAGAAGGGGTAGACAGTGACGACAAGCGTCTGCGGGCATCTGGCCTGTATGAGGACTGGACCCCAGGCAACCATAAAACAGCGGAAGTTTACAACACTCACACCGGAGGTGACCTGGGGAAGGAATGGGAACAGACCTGGGAGTGTACCCAAGACTATGACAGCGGAGTCTACCCGGATATTCGTCCCGGTTCCTCCGCATGGCACACCTTCCACCGTCCTCTCCACGTCCCCCTACGCCAAAGGGGACTGCTGCACCGCTGGTGGCAAAACCTGGCGCAGCAAGATTGACACCAACACTTGGTCCCCGGCGACGAGCCCGGAATTTTGGGAAGAAGTAAAAAAATAAAATGCTGTCCCCGGCGAAGGGACAGCGAAAATTGACAATCTACGGCGCAGCATGGTATGATGGACCTACCCCGAAAGGGGTCAGAAAGAGGCGCTGTTACATAGACGGCGGTTAGCCACTTCCCTGCGAAGGGAGGTGATGCTTGGATGGGAAACTTTCTCTGGAAGTTTTTTGTATGCTTGGCCTTTGCGGCCTACATACTCTCCATAAAAGCGTGTTGACCGCTTGGCTGGCTTCCAAACGGTCAACATAAGTTTGTTTGATTTGCTTTGAGGGCTAACCGCAGTAGCAGCGCCCTTTCTGTTTCCATTATACCATCCTGCCCCGGTTTGTCAAGAGAACAGGCCGGGGCTTTGCCGTGCCTGTAACAAACAGGAGAAATAGATATGGAGCAGCTTTTTACACTGGCGGGCATTGCCATCGGGTCCAGCGGTTTATCCGCGATTATTATAGCGATCCTCAATCACCACTGGGCCAAGAAAAAGAATTCGTCCGGGAAACTGGACGCGCTTGTGGAAGCGCAAAAGGTATTGATGATCGACCGGGTACGGTATCTCGGCTCCTCCTACATCCATGATGGGGGAATTGCCTTGGAGGATAAGGAGAATCTGTCCGAGATGTATCAAGCATATAAAGCACTGGGGGGAAATGGACATCTATCTACCGTTATGGCGGAGGTGGAACGGCTCCCCGTGGCAGAAAAGAGGTGAGAGAGATGAACGAGAAATGGAAAGCCTGGTGGAAAGCAGCTGGAATCCGTGCAATCAAGACCATGGCAGAGACCGCCATTGCCACGATTGGGGCGGCAGCGGTGCTTTCTGCGGTGGAATGGCCGGTGGTTCTGTCAGCCACCATACTGTCCGGCATACTGTCCTTGCTGGTTAGTATCAAGGGCCTGCCGGAAGTTGAGAAAGAAACTGCAAACAAAAACTAAAGACAAAGAAGGAGAATTCGTATGGCAAATCGTTTTTATGCGAATCGCATGGCAATCAAGGCTATCAGCGAGAAAGAGGGCGTGGACGTAGACATTGCCTCCCGCATGTATGCGCAGCAGCAGGGCTGGACCGGCTGGGAAAAGGAAATGGACGAATGGAATGATATTCAGCGTTCCTACATGAAGTCTAAGACAAAGACACTGGCAGACCTTTTTAAGTAAAAGGGGGATTCCTATGGAAGAAAAGAATGCTCCTCTGTCTGTTGTACATCCAGAAGATGATATTCCAGAATCTATGCTGGACGAGATGACCAACGGAAAAGGGGAAGATAAAGATGAGTAACAGCCCTCTTGTGACCTACACCAAATTATCCCCCAACCATTCCGGGCGGCGCAACCACGTAATCGACACCGTTTCCGTTCACTGCATGGCAGGCAATGCCAGCGTAGAGACTTGCGGGGCATTGTTTGCTGACCCGTCTCGTAAAGCCAGCAGCAATTATGGGATTGGAAGCGACGGACGGATTGCCCTGTATGTGGAGGAGGCCAACCGGTCCTGGTGTACCTCCAATGCCGCCAACGACCATCGGGCCATCACCATTGAGGTGGCCAACAATGGCGGGGCGCCGGATTGGCCGGTGTCAGACAAAGCCTACGCCGCATTGCTGGACCTATTGACGGATATCTGCCGGAGAAATGGGATCAAGAAACTACTGTGGAAAGGGGATAAATCCCTGATAGGCCAGGTGGACAAGCAGAATATGACGGTTCACCGGTGGTTCGCCGCCAAGGCGTGCCCGGGGGATTATCTATACAATCGGCACGGAGAGATTGCCGCCGAAGTCAACTGGCGGCTGGAAGGAGAGGATGAACCCATGGATATTGCAAAGTTGATCTCTGAAATGACCAACGAACAAGCCTACCAGCTCATGCAGAAAGCAGAGCTCCACGCGAAGACGCTGTCTGAGCCTGCCTGGTCCCAACAGGAGGGGCATTGGGCAAAGGCTGTGGCAAATGGCATCGTGGATGGTACCAGCCCGGAGCGCCCGATGAAACGGGATGAGGTGATTGCAGTGCTGGGACGAAAAGGATTACTGTAAATTATGTTTGCTCAGAGGTAAATGGAAAACCCCTCTGGGATATATCCAGAGGGGTTATTTTAAGACGTCAGTTGAAAGTATTTCGTTTATATCATGGTTAAAATCTTTGTAAGATGCAATACAGTCCGAAAGATAATCTAATCCTGTTTCTGTAATTGACAAATATACGCGGATTCTGTTATCTTCACTCACTTCTTTAGACGCAACACGGACAAAACCTAATTTTTGAAGTTTATTAGATAAAACGTATAGAGTACAAAAAGAAATTTTTCCGTCACTCATTTTTGAAATAGATGACATAATTTCATAAATGTACATAGGTTTCTGACGCAACAGAAAAAGAACCAACATACTTGTTGTTGCTTTTTTTAGTGACTCGTGGAGAGAAGCAGGTGTTCCTTTGATTTTTGCTTGTATAATGATCATCCCCTTTATACAAAGAATAATTCATATTTGTAAATATGTCAACTGTTAGTCCTCTTTAACCAGAAAATGGAGGAGTTTGATTTATGAAGATTCCAGAAGGAACAGTAAACGAATTAGAAGAGTGTAAAGCATTATGTTTAATCCTCTTTGATTTGCTGGCACAGAAACAAAATTCAAGCCCAGGACACATTGAAACAAGACGAGCATTGAAAGCGATTCCGCTTGTATCTGAATTTGATGCAGTTTTAGCGCGATGCACACTGAATGATGAGGACAAAGCTATTTTGAGGATGCATTATGTTCAGAAAAAAGATTTTCGATATATCGGTGATTCTCTTGGGTTTTCCGAACGTACAATTAAAGAGAGGCACAGGGAATCACTTCGGAAAATTTCCTATGTACTTTGACCACCCTTTTGGGTGGTCTTTTTTTGTGCTTTTCCTGTATTTAGGATGAACATTTTAGCGAAAGAATTGCAATAGAATAAAAATTAAAGGAGGATGCAGTGAATAGTGGAAATAACCACTGGCCAATAGGCGCGGACTGTATCCTTTTTTATTTAGGTGGTTTTATGTTTGTTTATTACAACCCGAATCCAGAAAAGAAAAACGTCGGGGATTGCACAATAAGGGCTTTGTCAAAAGCGTTAGGACAGAGCTGGGAAAAAACATATATCGGAGTTGTGCTACAAGGGTATCAAATGGGAGATATGCCATCGGCAAATCATGTTTGGGGGGCATACCTCAGAGAGCATGGATACCGAAGGAATCTGGCAGAGGAAGATACAACAGTAAATTCCTTTGCAGACGGGAACCCCGAAGGGACCTATATTCTTGCCCTATCTGGACATGTCGTTTGCGTGCAGGACGGCACCATTTACGATACTTGGGATAGTGGAAATGAAATCGTTTTATATTTTTGGGAGAAAGGATAACAAAAATGGCTTATCAATATTATCCAAGCTATCAGTCTCCATATTATCCGCCACCTGTGCCGGATCATCTTGCACAGCTTCGTGGGAAATAGCCATTCCAAGCTCCTATGCAGGGACAACCGGTTCCGCCACAGGGAAACACAGCTGGAAATGGGATTATCTGGGTGCAAGGGGAAGAAGGGGCAAAAGGGTATTTAGTTGCACCAGGAGAAAACCGTTTGCTGATGGACAGTGAAAACTCCACGTTTTATATCAAATCAACTGATGCGTCAGGGATGCCCATGCCTCTTCGAGTATTTGATTATACCGAACGTATGGGGGGCAAGAAAGCCTCACAATCCGTGCAGGAATCGTCTGTTCAGTTTGCCACAAAAGAGGAATTAGCCGCTCTGGCTGCCCGCTTGGACGCTCTGACAGCGCAGAAACAACCTGCAAAAGAGCAGGGAGCTAAGGAGGACGAGAGTAATGCCTAATCCGATTTTTCAAGTTCTTGGTGGAGGGAATAGCCAATCCAATATGATGCAGCAATTTCAGCAGTTCATGAATCAAATGAAAGGCAAGGACCCAAACGCTATGATTAACGAATTGGTGTCCAGTGGCAAACTCACCCAATCCCAACTGGATGCAGCCCAGAAACAGGCTCAGCAAATGCGAGGGATGTTCGAGGGGATGCGGGGGATGTTTGGGAAATAGATATAATCAAAATCCCGGCCGGGTTTTGAAAATAAATTTACAAAGGAGAAAAAACAATGAGTCTTTCTTCGGACAATACTGTGATGACCATGCCAGTAACTCCTGCCTATCAGGGCGGCGGTTATGGTAATTCCATGTGGGGTGGAGATTGGGCCTCCTGGATTATCCTGTTTCTGATCTTCGGCATGTTTGGCTGGGGGAACGGTTTCGGTGGCGGTTTTGGCGGTAATGGTGGTACCAATGGCCCTGGCTTTCAGGGATGGGCTACTCGCGCTGACATCAACGAGGGCTTTGCTCTGAATGGTTTACAGAATGGACAGAATTCCATTCGTGATGCAGTGAGTAACGGATTCCATGGCGTTGATAATGCCGTTTGTACTCTTGGTTATCAGACGCAGCAGGGCTTCAATGCTTTGGGGGCACAGATGGCTCAGTGTTGCTGCGATACCCAGCGCGCTATTGATGGTGTGAATTATAACATGGCCACCCAGGCATGCGATACTCGAAACACTATCCAGAACAGCACCAGGGACATTATTGACAATGCCAATGCGAACAGCCGAGCCATTCTTGACTTCTTGACCCAGGACAAGATTACAACGCTGCAAGCCGAGAACCAGTCTCTGAAACTGGCTGCCTCTCAGGCTAATCAGAACAGCTATTTGACAGCGACTCTGGATGCGCAGACCAATGAGCTGATCCGACGCATCAACCCCATGCCCATTCCGGCCTATCAGGTCCCGAATCCTTATGCCGGTTGTGGGTGTAATCCCTGTGGCTGCGGCTGCTAAAACCTAATACATCAACTTTCCGGCATGACCGGAATGTTCGGCCCCGTGCCGATTTTGGAACAAGCGCGGCGGGGCAATAGCCTCGCCGCTATCTTTTTTGAAAGGAATGATCTTATGGCTGAATTTACTGGCGTATTTGTGCAGCAAGTGGCTGCGGGACAGAATGTCGTATTTACAGAGACCCCCGTGAGCGGATCTAATTGTGTTGTACATAGAGATGGTTCTGGCATCGTTACCTTGCGCGGTATGACAAATCAATGCCGAGCCCGTTACAAAGTTGTATTTGGCGGCAATATTGCCATTCCCACAGGTGGCGCAGTTGGACCTATCTCTATTGCTATTGCGGTAGAAGGTGAAGCATTGGGCAGCGCCACTGCTATCGTGACCCCTGCTGCGGTGGACGAGTTTTTCAACGTGTTTGCTGCGGCCTTTATTGAGGTTCCCCGTGGCTGCTGTGTGACTGTGGCAGTCAAAAATACCAGCACAGAGACGATTGAGATTGAAAATGCTAACCTGATCGTTGAGCGTGTGGCCTGAAAGGAGAGTCAATATGTATATGCATGAACTGAAAGAAAAGCTCTGTGAAGAGCTGAAGGAAATTGCTCGCAAGGGCGAGTTGGGCGCCGGAGACCTGGAGATCGTCCACAAGCTGACTGATACCATTAAAAACCTGGACAAGATTGAGATGCTGGAGGAACACGGCGATTACAGCCGGGCTGGTGACTGGGAGGCCGATATGCGCGGCACCTATGGACGAGGCTCCAGCTACCGTGGCCGGAAACGGGATTCCATGGGCCGGTATAGCCGGGATGGACGCATGTATTCCCGCACCGATGCTAAAGAACACATGATGGACCAGATTGAGGATATGATGAGTGGTGCCAACGAAAGAGAAAAGGAAATCCTGCGCCGGGCTATGGAGCAGCTGGAGAAAGCGTAAGGGGGTGCCCCCATGCTTGACCGAAAGGAAATAGATATTGAAATTGCCCGTTTGGAGTATGGGGAGAGTAGCTACCCGGCTTATGCCAAGCTGGCAAACCTTTATACTATCCGGGACTGCATGGATCGGGAGGAAGGAAAGGCGGTTCCTATTGCTTATGATAGAGGGCATTCTACTTCCCCAGATCCTCCCCGCTGGGGGGAAAGTGATTTCCTCTGTGAGGTGAAGAATAGGGACCCGGACGCTGTATGGGAAATAATAGATGACCTTATGGACACATTGCATACTGTTAATCCCCGTGTATATGAAGGAGTAATGAGAAAAATAAGATACCTGTGACGTTACATGCAGGTTACTAACAATCTCGCAACGGGAGAGAGTAAAGAAAGCCCTGAAACCTCTCGGCTTCAGGGCTTTTCTGGTGGACGATACAGGACTTGAACCTGTGACCTCCCGCACGTCAAATATATACGAATCATTTTTTATATTACATAACGTTGATTTTCCTTGATTTTTCAATGTTTTTTTATTACTTCAAACAAGAAGAGTTAAGAGAAGATGATTTCGGTTACTAACAAATTTCTAACGCTCGACTGCCTCAACCAGTGTGTCAATGTCGATGTGAGTATAGACGTTTGCTGTCGTGGAATAGTCTGCGTGGCCGAGAATTTTTTGTAGCACTTCAGGAGACATCCCCTCCTTGACCGCCCTTGATGTGTAAGTGTGTCTGGTTGCATGCGGAGTATGCCGCTCAATACCGAGACGCTTTAGAAGTGGATAATAATTGCGTCTACGGTAATTCTCAAGTCGCTTTTCTCCTACATACCCAGAGAGCAGGAGCGGCCCAGTTGCTTGTCCGGCAAAGTATTCAAAGTGCTTCCGCCCTTCTGGCCGGATGGGGATTACCCTTCCTCGTCCTGCCTCCGTCTTTGATCCACCGATCACGTATGTTTTGTGATAACTATTCAGAGGGAGGGAAAAAAGTTCTCCTATCCGCATTCCTGTCGATAGAAGCATTAGAATTATCCTGGCTGCTTCGCTTCCATCTTCTTCTAATTTTTTGATTTCTTCTTCTGTGAAAATGTCTTTTTCTTTTTTTATACGTTCCGGAACCTTGACGAACTTTGCAAAATTTGTTGTGCAAATTTCTTCCCGGATTGCCCATTGAGACATTTGGGTAATGAGTTGCTTATACTTTGATACGGTTGATTGTGTTTTGTCCATGTGCTGGTCTATAATCGACTGAAAATCGACAGTTCTTAAATCCCGGAACTTTCGCCTATGCAGTTTTTCGAATATATCAAATGCCCTGTCATAGGAGGAAATACCACTTTTGGTTATTTCTTTGTAGTGTTCCGTCTTCCACTCATCAAACACCTCGGCAAACGTCATGTTATACCGATCTGACAGATTACGTCCTGATAATCCCTCTAACGCCTCCATAGCACTTGTCTTAGTTTCGTAGTATCCTATTATTACTCGGTTCTTTGCGGCCACCCAGGGCCGTTTCCGGCGCCCCTGGAGCTTATATACAGTCCCTGTTCCATTTGCTCTTTTCAAAGCTTTTCTTTTTTCGGCAACCTGCTTTTTCCCGCATAAAGGGCAAAAGATAGAATATTCTGGTATTTCTTTTTTGCACTTGATACATAACATTGACAATACTCCTTCCATTCGTTAGAATAGAAGGGAAGATAGCCCTTGCAAAGCATCTTCCCTTCTACAACCGTCCACGGTGCGCCAACACCGGGGGCGGTTTTTATTTATTCGAGATTGTTTATGGCATAATCAGCTTCTTCCTGCGTGAATTTCTCTCCATATTCAGAAACGAGCTGGTCCCGAACACCTTCCTTTGACATATTCATTGTTTCATAATATGTCTTTGCCTTCTCAAGCGCGTTTGCCTTGTAATCGGCTTCCAGATTATCAATAGCATATTGAGCAGCCTCTGGCGGGAAATTTTCTCCGTATTCAGACACAAGCTGATCATAGATTCCTTGCTTTGACATGTGCATTGTTTTGCTATATGTCTCGGCTTTCTTTAGCGCATTTTTGTACTCTGTGGGGACATCTGCATCTTTTTTCTCTTCCGATGTTTCCTGGTTGCTCGCCGGCTGTTCTGAAGTGGCAACGGGATCTTCATTTGAGGGAGTTTGGGGCGTATTATCATTGCCGCCGCCAGCGATGGCAGCAATTATGATAACAACGACAACGGCTAAAACGATCCACTTTGCTTTTCCCTTTTTCTTTTTCTCTTTTGTCTCCATGATGGATACCTCCAATTATTTTTATATATCACGTAGCCCAATCTATGGACTAACGTCGATATCTGTCGGATAGTTTCAGTTGCAAATATCGAACAAATGTTCTATTATTTATATAAAGTCGAAAAGGAGGAGTCGACATGAATATGGAAGGAATTTATTGGATGATTCAGGAGAGCCCGGACAAAAACCGTATTGAAACTGATTTAGAGCTACTTTTTGGGGTACGTGATATTCGTGAAATTACTGATCCACGATTAGATACGTTTATTAAACAGGTATTACCCAAAATAAGCAGCTCTTTTGATCGCTCAGAGGTAGATGCTATATGAAAGAAGAGAAAAGAAAGAAAACAGAGCGATTAAAGAAAGAGCTTCAATACATCATAGAGAGAAATTCTAATGAAGAATTTTTGAGAGCCATGATTACCCGTGCAAAAATATTAGAAAAACTGATCTGCTGATCTTCCAGGCCCCGGAGAAATCCGGGGCTTTTTATTTTCCAGATAGATTGTCGATCATTTTTTTTACAGCGGCTTTTTCATCATCATCCAAAAACCAATAAGCCTTAATAATCCGTTTAATTAAATCATCATCTGATATGTTGATTTTTTCCATGATCTCAAGGAATTCTTCGTCTTTATCTCTTTCCATGTGGGGTTCACCTTCTCCGGTGCGAAGCCACACTTCGGATATGTTGAACTCTCGGCAGATATCCGCAATCGTTCGGTCACTTGGGAGCTTTTCTCCAGATACTAACCTTGAAATAAATGATTGTGAGATATTTATACGAGCTGCAAAATCTGTTTTTGTTAGCCCGCTATCTTTTACGCACCATGCAATTCTGTTATTGATACTTTCCATTTATTTCACCTCCTGTCTGGAATCTATTAAAACACAAGAAATGAAATAAGTCAAGCAAAAAATATGCCTGAGGCATAAAAATGCCTTGACAAGTTGCCTTAGACATGATATATTATGACCAGGACAAAAGGAAGAGAGGTGATGAGGATGGACGAAAAGAAAAAAAGCGCCGAACAAACGGCGCTCGGGGATGAACTGGACAGGATTCTTGGCCCAAAAGAATTTAAGGTATTGGGGCAGGATTTGGCCCTTGTGATCGCAGAACACCAACTGACGAGAAAGCCGGAGGTCTGTGAAAAGGTTTTCCGCTATATGTCCTTTGTGATTTTCGGCTGGAACTCTGTATAAAGCGGGCATGAAAACGCATCTTTGCAAAACATAAGCTTGTATTCCTGCTTTTGCTTGTATAATGGTAGTTTTGCATTTTCAATAATGGGGCACTCAGCCCGCAGAAAACTCCATACATTTTTCTCTTTTTCCTCGTACCACCCACGCACAGATACGGCGACGCCCCATAATGGGCATTCCCCGCTATTTGACCTCAGTATAGTCGTCATTATCATATGAGCACATCCTTTTTTATGCTTTCTACTATGAAATATTATACCGCAAGAGGAAGGGAAAAGCAATGATTGGGCGACTAATTACCCACTGGGCATCCAGAGCAACGGTGAATAGGAAAGAGAGGTGATAAGAATGGATGTTGCAATCTGTAAACTGGGGAGCCGATCATTTTTCCGGCTAAACGGTGAGAGCATAGAAATCAAGGACTATAAAATTTCAAGCTCCATGCACGGGAGCACAGAGCTTGAAGTAGTCTTTGAATTTGAAGGGGACTTTACAGAGTTTTTGTCAAAAGCCAATTCATTAAAGCATTCGCAACAGAGCCAGTAATCCAGGAATTGCGCTCCATGATTTCACGAATGGCATGATCTTCATCTCCCTGCTGTGCTCAGTATACCACAGCAGGAAAGGGAGGACAACAGGAGGTGTTTTATTGAGTGAGCACAGGAATCTAAGCCGGGATTGAAAGGTGGTGACAACATGATTGATCTAAAGAAGCTCTCTGATGTTCAGAGCGTGGTAGACAGTCTTTCTGGACTGCCAAAGGAAGCCCTGTTTTATATTGCGGGGTATGCAGAAGGATGGAGGGACAAGCCCAAAAAGAAAAGAAGAAAAAGCAACGGAGAAAAACGACCCCGCCCTTAATCGGGCGGGGATCTGGAGAGTGATCTTATGTCTATTGGGACGAATCTTCGGAAAATTCGAATTTCAAGAGGATTTACACAAATGGAAGTCGCGCGGCAGATACGAGTATCTAATCAGGCTGTTTACTTTTGGGAATCTGAGAAGCGAATTCCTGGAGTCCTCCATCTCAAAGCGTTGGCGCGACTGTTTGAATGTGATATCTCTGATTTTTTACAAGAGAAAGAAGGTAACAGAATATGACGAATTATAAGGTCAAAGTTTTGACCATCGAGGAAGCGACCGAAATTTTAAGAGCGGCTGGATTGAGTATATCCCCCGACACTCTTAGACGCGGCATCAAACAAGGAGTATACCTTTTTGGGACATGTATTGAGGGCGCAAAACAGCCTATTTTCCACGTTTATGAAAAGTTGATGGAAGAGTGGATGAAGAAAAGAGGTGAAATTGATGAACCCAGTACAAGAGATCAAGCAACGCCATGATATGGACATCCTGCTGCGGGCCATTGCCCCGGCGGCCAGAAAGCGCCAGGAGGCCCGGCGCAGAAGGGAGATGGGGAAGAGCCGGATCAACGCCGCCTTGGCCCGCCGGGGCATCCCCTTCCGTGTGGTATGAGGGGCGCGGTGTATCATCTCTGCCGCCGGTGTAAGCAGCGGTGGAACGTGTCCGCCCTGGAGCCGGGCGGAAAGGTATATCTCTGCCCCAGGTGCGAAAGGGGGTGGGGATATGGTGAAGATCAACGGGGTCAAGGTGCAGACCGAAGGGAGGAAGCCGTGGGCCGGCGCGCCCTCTGAACTCATTCCCGGCCAACGCCGAAAACGCAATGGAATCTACCCTGGATGGGATTCCCCGGAGAAAATCCAGCAGTGCTTGCACTGTACCAATCCAGATTGCAGCGGGCGTTGTTCGAGTAAATCAAGGAAGAAGGTAGGCCTTCCCCGCATCCCCATGCCGGAGGACTTCCCAGAGCAGGAGAAGCTTCTTCGATACCATGAGCTGATCGACCATTACGGCGTGAATACCACGGTTATCACCCGATGGAAAAAAGAACTCCGTGGAAAAAGCGAAAAATGAACTCTGCCGGTTTGCAGCACCGGCAGAGTTCAGAAAGGAGAATACTTGAAAAAATAAGCTATGTTTCTTCCGCTTAACTTTATTGTAACAAAAATTGGAGGTTTGTCAAGATGGAGGAACGAATTAACTTTTTCCCCAAAAAGGTGGTTATAGAGGTTTCTGCCAGGACATGCCGGAACTTTATTATGGACACATGCCTGGACGACTTCATGGATTACATGTTCGCCTACAATAGCTTCACCATGTCTGCCTATCTGGACGAGAAGATGGACCTATTTCAGGAATACCTGGACTGCGGCGAAAAGGGGGAATGACTTATCGGGATTCCAGTAGGATTTTCCACAATTCCTGGATACGAAGGGCTTTATGCTGTATCAGAAAAAGGGGAAATATGGAGTGCGAGGAAAGATCGTTTGCTCACCCCGATCAAAGCAAACAATGGATATGCTCATATACAGTTATTTAGAGGCGGTCAAGGGAAAATTCATTTGGTTCATCGCATTGTTGCAACAGTATTCATCCCGAACCCAGATAGAAAACCGCAAGTAAATCATATTGATGAAGACAAGATGAACAACAATGTGTCCAATTTGGAGTGGGTTACTGCGAAAGAAAATATGAATCACGGAACGAGACTTTCTCGTCACCTGAAAAATGCAAACTTTAGGTCAGAGAAAAGACTTTCTGCCGCGAGAAGAAATGGTGCTTTGTCCAGTAAACCTATTTCCCAAATTGACGGTACAAATATCATTGCAACGTATCCAAGTGCAAAAGCGGCTGCGAGGGCAACAAAATTATCGCATTCCCACATCTGTGAGTGTGCAAATCACCAAAAATGCAAACATGTCGGTGGGTTTGCATGGGTATGGGTTGAAGAAGCAAGGAGGAATGACTTATTGGGCTCCCAATTTTGATCTATGGCAAGAGTGGGTCTGGGAAGTCCCGTTCCCTGAAAAACTTTGCCCCAGATGAAATCTTTTTGATTAACGTGGTGGGCAAACGCTTGCCTTTCCCCGGGACCTTCCGATACCAGATGAAGACAGACAGCTACCAGACCATTACCACTGGCCTGCAAAAGATGCCCACCAAAACCGCTGTCATTGATGACGCTGGGTACCTTTTGACGAACACTTTCATGAAAGGTCATTCCGCCCCCAAAGCGGGCAGCTCAACCTTCGATCTCTACAACGATATCGCGGACAATTTCTGGCGGCTGCTGATGTTCATTCAGGCGCAGCTTCCAGAGGATGTCATTGTCTATATCCTCATGCACGAAACCACCTCTGACTTTGGAGAAACCAAGCTGCGGACCATTGGAAAACTGCTGGACGAGAAGGTTTGCATTGAGGGAATGGTCACAATCTGTCTGCGCTGCATGGTGGAAGGGGACCGTCATTTCTTCCGCACCCAGTCCAGCGGGATGGACATTTCCAAGTCGCCCGAAGAAATGTTTGACCTGGAGATTGAGAATGACCTGAAATTCGTCGATCAGCGGATTAGAGAGTATTGGGGGCTGTCAACTGTCCCCGCAGAAGGAAAGAGAGGCTCAAGTGAACCTGAAGCTATATGAAATCGACGCCGCGATTGATGCGGCGATTGAGGCCGGGACGGACCCAGAGACAGGCGAGATCACAAATTTGGAAGAGATTACTGCCTTGCAGATGCAGCGAGAAGAGAAATTGGAAAATATTGCGCTTTACATTAAGAATCTTTCTGCCATTGCCACTGCGTTGAAAAACGAGATCGACGTATTAAACGAGCGTAGGAAGCGGACAGAGAAAAAGGTTGATCGGCTGAGAGATATGTTGTCCTACGCGCTGGCCGGGCAAAAATTCCAAACACCGCGCTGTGCGGTATCTTTCCGACACACCAAGGCAGTAAACATTGCAGACGAAGAAGCGTTTTTTTCCTGGGTAGCGGACGCTGGCCTTGAGGACCAGTTTCTCCGGTATAAGTCCCCAGAAGTCAATCGGACAGAATTGTCTAAGTGGCTGAAAGATGGGAACGAAGCCCCAGGAGTTTTCTTGGAAGAACGAGAAAGCATGTCGATTAAGTGAAGGAGGAACAAAAACCATGATTCAAAAACCGAAAAATTGGGATTCCGTGCAGGAGTTCTCTGACCGTCCCAAACTCCCCCTGGACGCCTATGTCTGCCGGGTCAAGCAGGTATCCTTTGCGGATACCAATTATGGCCCCCAACTGCTGGTCCTCTTCGACATTGAGGAGGGAGAGCAGAGAGGGTTCTTCTCCAAAGAATTTAAGGCCAACACCATACAGGATAAAAAGTGGAAGGGAGTTCTGCGTCATTTCCTGCCCAAAGACGATGGGACTGACAACGACGAATGGACAAAGAGCTCCTTCAAAGGCTTGACCACCGCCTTTGAGCACTCCAACCCCGGGTACACCTGGAACTGGGAGGAAACTTCTCTGGTGGGAAAGTTGGTGGGCATCCTCTTCCGGAATGAGGAATGGTCCTATAACGGGAAAACCGGATGGACGGTACGTCCTTTCCGCGCCATGAGCGCAGATCGGGTCCGCAGCGGGGAATACACCTTGCCCCCGGACAAGCCCTTAAAAAAGGCCGCAGCGCCCTCGAACGGCTTCGCCGCCATTCCTGATAATGGACCCTTACCCTGGGACAATGACAGTGGGGACGGACCGCTGCCGTTTTGAGAAAGGAGCATAAAATGGAAAAATTGCTGTTGACCCGGAAAGAGGCCGCTCAGGCCCTTAATATCAGTGTGGACACATTGGACAGGTTGAGAGCAGCCAAGTTCATTCAAGGAATCAATATTGGCGCCCGGGTTTATTTTCCCCCGGACGAATTGAAAGCCTTCTTATCCAAACGCGGGGGTTCGATCTATACCTCTGGGATTCGCTTATGATTTCAACAGGGAAGAAGGCAAAAGATGATTACACTTTCTTTCACGGAAGAGGACAGGACGTTGCTTCTCAACCTCTCCAGCATCCAGCGAGATAGGGTGTTTTTCGCCCTTCTTGCTGGGGGGGAGGCAGCAGAGGATTGGGGGGAAGCGGAACGAGATTCCTTGACATCAATCCGAAAGAAGATTGCAGCCCGGAAAAAGACTGCGGACAGGGTAAAAAAGTACAGAGAGCGTTACAGTAACCGTTACAGTAACAGTTACAGTAACGCACCCCCGCCCTCTCTTCCCCCCTTTCTTCCCCC